TGGTTCGGCTTCTGGCTCGGCCAGCAATTCATCGCGCAACTGCGCAACCTTTTTTAACCACCACCGAAAGGAACTCCCCATGGGATCTGAGATTGCTGCGCAAGCGGCACCAACAGCTGTCGCTGTTTCACCCGCGCGATTGAGCGTGTCCGAAGTGCTGGCCAACGTGCAGTTGGTGCAGCAGGTCATGCGTGAAGTCATGAAACCCGATGTGCACTTCGGAATTATTCCTGGCACCGACAAGCCCACGTTGCTGAAGCCGGGCGCCGAGTTGCTGTGCATGGTGTTTCGCATCGCGCCCAGCTACCGCATCGAAGACCTGAGCGCAGGCCAGGATGTGCGCTACCGTGTCACGGCCAGCGGTACCCACCAAAGCACCGGCATTCGCATGGGCGACGGCATGGGCGAGGCTTCCAGCGGCGAAGCAAAGTACAAATGGCGCAAGGCGTTCGATGATGAATTCGAAGCAACCCCGCCCGATCTGCGCCGCATCAAAACCGGAAAGTACACCCAGAAGCAGGTCCGCACCGAACCCGCCGACCTGGCAAACACCATCCTGAAGATGGCCTGCAAGCGGGCGCTGTCGGCCATGACGTTGAACGTCACCGCCGCTTCGGACATGTTCACGCAAGACCTGGAAGACATGGACGAAAAACTTGCGCAGCACCTGGCCGGCGAAGAATCGCAGGCACCCGCACAGCAGCGCGCCGCTGAACCGAAGTTCTACACCGAAGCCGAGTTCACCGAATTCAGCCCGGTCTGGGTCGAGCGCATGCGCAAGGCCGGCAAGACCGCTGAAGAACTCGGCCAGTTCCTGCGCGGCAAAGGCACGGCGCTGACGGCTGACCAGGTGAAGGCGCTGCAGGCCCTGCATGACAAAGCGGAGCCTGCAGCGGAAGCCGACAACGGCCCCACGGACGCCACCATCAAGCGCGAGGGCCTGACCTATGCGCAGGTTATCGAGCGCATGGACGCGGCCACCACTCCCCAGGAAGTGGAAGACGCGCAGCGCCTTGGGCTCCATTTGCCTGAAGACCAGCGCAAGGAACTGCAGGCCCACGGCGATACCCTCGTTAACCCCTTTGGAGAAATGAACCCGAAATGACCTACACCACCCACAACCTCGCCCAAGGTAGCCCGGAATGGGTAGCCCATCGCCGCAACCCCGAACTCTGCAACGCCAGCGATGCCGCCGCAATGCTCGGGCTGTCGCCCTACCTCAAGCGTTCGGACCTTCTCGAGCAGCGCGCAACCGGTATCCATGTCGAAGTCAGCCGCGAACTGCAGCGCATCTTTGACGCTGGCCATGCGGCTGAAGCGGCGGCCAGGCCGATTGCCGAGAAGATCATCGGTGATGACCTGTCGCCGCTGGTGGCGTCGGCTGTTGTCGATGGCATCCTGCTGGGCGCGTCGTTTGACGGCATCACGCTTGATGGCAAGTTCACGTTTGAACACAAGCTGATCAACGCCGAATTGCGCGAAGCCTTGGGGCGCGGCGAGATTCCGAAAGCCTACTGGCCCCAAATGGAACAGGGCCTGCTGATCACGGGGGCTTCGCTGTGCCTTTTCATGGCGTCCGATGGCACGGAAGAAAACTGCCTGCACGCATGGTACGAGCCCAATCTGCAATTGCGCCAACGATTGCTGCGCGGCTGGCAGACGTTCAATGCCGACCGGCTGGCGTGGAAGGCGACAACGCCCATTCCCGGCTCTGGCGGCCTGATCCTGCTGCCACCCATCAGCGGGCCGGTGATGCGCATGGGCGGCGAAGTGTCAGTGAATCACAACCTCAATGAAGCCAAGGCCGAGATTGAAGCCGTCATCGCCGTGCTGCCGAAGGAGCCGCAGACCGACAACGATTTCGGCCTGCTGGATCTGGCCGCGAAGAAACTGGGCGAAGCCGAAGACGCCATCAAGACCGAGCGCGAGCGCGCGAAAAGCGGCATTGCAGCCTTCGCCCAAATGGATGCACTGGCTGCCCAGGTTCAAGACTTGGCGCGCACCACGCGGCTGTGGGCTGGCAACACCGTCAAAGCCAAGAAAGAGGAAGTGAAACGAACGATGGTGACGGTCGCGCAGCGCGCCTACGTCGAGCATGTGACGGCCCTTCAGGTGAAGCATGGCATCAAGTCCGGCGTGTCAAGCAGCATTCCCGATTTCGCGGGCGCCATGTCCGGAAAATCCAAGCTGTCCAACATGCAGGACGCCATCAACACTCTGCTGGCGAACGCCAAAGGGGATGCCGACGCGATGGCCGCGCACATTGCAGCGAACCTCGATTCTTTCGAATCGCTGGCTGAAGGCTATCTGCACCTATTCCCGGATCGTGACGCTTTGGCGCTTGAAACCGAGGTGAACTTCCGCAACACCATCGCCGCCCGCATCGCTGCCGCCAAGGCCCAGGCCGAGCGTGACGCAGAAGCCGCCCGGGATCGCATCCGCCGTGAGGAAGCCGAGCGCGCAGACCGTGAAGCGGCGGCCAAACTGGCAACCGAACAGGAAGCCGCCAGGAAGGCCGCAGCGCCTGTGACGCCACCTGCCCCCGCGCCCGCGCCTGTCGCAGCGCCTGCCCCTGTTTCCGCCCCCGCGCGCGGCAAGGGGAAGTCCAAGGCGCCGCCGCCGTCGCCCAGCGCCCGGGACCTGATTGCCGTGATCGCCGATTCCCACAAGGTTTCTGAAGCCGTTGCCCTGCACTGGCTGAAGCAGCACCCCTGGGCGCAACTGAGCGCCGACTGATTCCCTCCACCACCTGAAAGGTAACCATGAAGTTTTCCCTCATCCCCAAGCGCAAAGCCAAGGTTTTGATCCCGCGCCCGCGCGCCGACAAACTGGGCGCAAAACAGACCGTCACCGGCCTGGGCGTTCCCTTCCACCTTCAACTTCCGAACCATGAATTCTTCCCGCTGATCGGCGCGCACCTGCTACCGACGTTCTATTCATCCGAAAAGGTTGTCGGCCAGAATCCGGAACTGCTTGGCCTGCCCACCGTGAGTGATATGCCCACGCTGACCGAATTTGCCCGCAAGGTTGGGAAACTGCGCTGGGCCGATGAGCAAGACGGCAGCACGCTGCACATTTACCTGGGCGTCACCAAACTGAAGTTGCGCGGCACCGTCTGCGATCTGTCCTTCAAGTGCAACGAAGGCGGCACGGTCGATGTGTGGTTTTCATTCGTCCAGAAAGAAACCGACCGCGACGTCATGGGCGACGTGGGTATGCAGGTCAAACACGAGGTGGACATTGAAGTGGAACCGCCCAAGGCCAGCGGCCAGAAGTCCATTCCCGGCACCGAGCAGCAGACGCCTGAAGCCGCATTCGTTGCTGGCGCCAGTGAAAAGATGGCCGGCGTCAAGGTGAAGCGCGAGAAGGCTGCCAAGCCGGGCCGCACTGCGGCGCCCAAGGTGGAAGCCAGCCTGGAAGACAAGGCTGCCGCCCGCCGTGCGCGCCGCGCGCTGGCCGAGAAGAACCGCCGCGCTCGCAACAAAGCCGGGAAGTAATCGCATGAGCCGCAGAAATCTGATCATGCTGACTTGCCCGTATTGCGGCGCGGGCGCGCAGCTTGTGGGCGGGGATGTGATTTACAGCCACCGGCCAGACCTGGCGCGCCGCATGTTCTGGCTGTGCGCTCCCTGTGATGCCTACGTGGGCACGCATGCGAACAGCCCGCGGCACTCCCCGCTGGGGCGCCTGGCCAACGCCGAGTTGCGCCGGGCCAAGCAGGAAGCCCATGCGGCATTCGATCCGGTCTGGGCTGGCCCCAGCGCCACCATGGATAGGCAGTCTGCCTATAAGTGGCTGGCCGCTAAGTTGGGCATCCCGGCTGGCCTTTGCCACATCGGGCACTTCGACGTAGAAAAATGCCGCGCGGTTGTCGCGGTAATGAAGGAAAACCATGCCTCTACCTTATGAGAACACCACCAGCGGCGAAAAGGCACTGGGCGAGATCCAAAAGCACCTGCGCGCCTTCGGGTGCCAGAAGTTTGGCTCGATGCTTGACGATTCCGAAGGCGTTATCTTTGTGCAATTCGACTACCGCGGGCGCCAGGTGAGCGTGAAGGCCAGCATCAAGGGCTATGCTGCGGCCTGGCTGAAAGCCAAGCCCTACACCACTCGCATGCATTGCACACTGGCCCAGCACCAGGCAAAGGCAATGACGATTGCCAGCACTGCGGTTTATTCCATCCTTCGGGATTGGATCAAGGGGCAAGTGATGACGATTGAAACCGGCATCCTTTCCTTCGAAGGCGCATTCTTGGGACAGATCCTGCTGGGCAACGGGCAGACCGTGCTTGAGCATGTCGAACAGAAGGAAATGCTGCCGCAACTTCAGGGGCCGAAGTCATGAATCAATCGCTAGAAGCCATCCAGGAGGCGCACCCGTTGCCGCCGCTCCCGAAGGCCGACCTTGAATCGTGGTACGGCGGCCAATCCGATCTGTATGAAGAGCGCATGTGGGACGACGACTCAATGCGCGCCTACGCAGAAAGCGCCAGAGCCGCCCTTATCCAATCCCACCTTGAATTACAGGCAAGGCTTGATGAGGCGGTGAAAGATGCGTGGCGGCCGATTGAGAGCGCGCCGAAGGACAACACCGAAAAGGTGAACTTCATCCTGATCGGCTGCTGGCCGGGGATTCCTGATCTTGTGATCTGGCGGAACGAGCGGCCCGAGCATCACTTCGCCGGGGTAAAGCGCTTTGCGCAACCAGAGGGGTGGTTCTGCGTGAACGGGATGCGAAGCCGTATCACAGATCCGACGCATTGGATGCCTCTGCCAGCACTACCCGCCATGCTTCCGGGAGCGCCATCATGAGTAGCGAACTGAAGCCAGCAACGCTGACGGCACCGGAACGAATCTTCCTGCAAATCTGCGACGACGTGGACTGCGAACAGACGTTCTCCCAGCACGAAGACGCGGCGGGACTTGAGGGCGTCACCTGGTGCCAGGACTCCATCAACGAAAACGACGTTGCCTACGTCAGGGCGGATTTGGCCGAATCCTCCACCACCTCCTTGAAAGCAGAGGTGGAGAGCCTGCGGGGTGTGTTGCGCGATTTGATGCGCGGCTACACGAACACGCTGGAGACGGGCCGCGACCGCGCCCTCTTTCTGGGCGGCGACTGCGACAGCCTGGACTTGATGGTGGAGAGCGATCCGCATTTGCGCGCAGCCCGCGCCGTACTCAAGGAGAAACCATGACCAAAGACACGAGCAATGCTGAAGTGCTGACGGACGCGCAGATCGAAAAGATCGTGATGGCGAGCAAGCTGCTGCGATACCATTTTGCGCTCAATGGCGGCGCAGGCCCGGTGTCCAACAAAGGCAAGGAAATTGTCCGCGCGCTGTACGCCCACCAGCCGCAGCCCACAGTGGCCCCGGATGTTGTGCCCGGCCAGATGCGATGCGCGAAGTGCAAATTCGGCCTGACCCGCGTCAACCTCAACGTGAACGTCGGCACTGCGACCGCGGGCGACACGAAGACCGAGCCATGCCCGAATGGCTGTGGCCCGCTTTGGCCGATCACCTGGGAGCAATGGGCGCGCGACGGCTGGGATGCCGCCGAACAGCAGGCCCTGCGTGCCGTAGACGCAGAGGCCGCGCTGAAGGAACTGCAAAGCCGCCTTGGCCCTGCCGCAACCGCCCTCCCCACAGGGCAAGCGGTGCCAGCAGGAGTGGCGCTGACCGACCCGGAATGCTGGGATCACGGCCTGCCCGACAGCATTGATCGTGCGATGGCAGCAGAGCGGGAAGAACTGTCTGGGATGCTGTCCGCTGCGTCGAACAACATCCTCAAAGGGCGCGCCAGTCTAGAAGACTCGAACGTCTGCATTAAAGCCGCTGAACTGCTTGCCAACATTGCCGCCCTCACCCAAGCCGCGCAGGCCGGGCAGGAGGTGGACGAGCGCGCGAGTCCTTGGGCATGGGCCGTGTTCGATGATGGCGAGAGCGATTACCGGGTCTACGCCAACAGTCATGAGGCTGATGACGCGGCGCTGGAGTCGGATTGTCCGCCTGTGCCACTGTTCCCGCCCGCCCTCGCACCCAAGCCTCAAGTAGCTGCGGTGCCGGCCAACCCGATCTGCGGCAATTGCGACACACCGTTCCCGCCCGGTTGCAAAGGGCAATTCGCTGACGATGGCGATGTTTGCGCTGCGCACGTCGCCGCCAAAGCCGCAGCGCCGGAAGCCGGCCCCCGGGTCATAACGCTGAAGCAAGGCCGCAACGCCGGCCAGCATCTGGCGTCCTGCGCCGCGAACCGCGAGGGTGATTGCAACCACCGGCTGTGCCCGCAGATCAAGGACGGCGAGCCCTCCACTACGGGGCGGCACTGCCCACTGGACAACCAAGAGGACGAACGTCTATGAACACCAACACCCGAGCCCCCAAAGCAGCGTCGATGCAGGGCCTTGCTGCCTATCTGCGCTGCGAAGCGGGAGGCGTCTTTGAGGGCCATCCGAGCCACGAAACGCTACTCCAGTGGGCGCGCGAAGTCGATGCCGCCACACCACCCGCAGTAGCGCCCGCCGACCATTTTGTTGACGCCGACAAAATGGTCCAGGCACCAGCAGTAGCGCCGTCAGAGCCGGTGGCGCTGCCGTTCGCAATCCTTGCAGATGAGATGGCCGCGCTGCGCCGTTTCGATGAGTGTGTGCGTGATGGGCAGGGCTATGACGTTCGGAAGCTCATGATGAAGAGGCTTTCGGAAATCGGACTGGTCCGCCGCGTCACCGCCAACGTTTATGAGCACACGAATTTTGGCCTGTCAGTTCTGAACGGCGATTTTGCCGCCCAGCCAGTGGCGCGTGAGTTGAGCGACGAGGAGATTGTTAGATTGTGGGATGAGCAAGCAGGCTTTCATCCAGACCCAACCAAATTTGCCCGCGCCGTGATCGCAGCCGACCGTGCTGCGCGGCTTTCCGGGCCTGTGGCGGGGGTGGAGTGGCAATCGATGCGGAAGTTGTCCGCAGCCGAGGTGAAGCGCCTGATTGGTCTGTACGGTAGCGCCGCGCCCCCATGCCGAGAGAACGGTTACACCACCGGCGACATGCCTTTGGTGTTGGCGCTTCTCGATGCGATGAGGCACACCGCCGCCATCGAGCAAGCCACCCGAGCAACCCTACCCCACTCAAAGGAACAATCATGAAACGCCTTCTAGCAATCCTAGCCCTTCCCGTTACCGCCATGTCTCAGCCGTACATCGGCGTCGGGGCCGGGTACGGCGTAACGCATGACGGAAAGCCCTTGCGAATCGATACCCCCGTGCTCCAAGAGCATCAGACGGTGCGCAGCAGCAACGGGACCGTTTACGGGGGCTGGCGTTTCGGCCCTGTCGCTCTGGAGGTTGGCGCGTTCACGCTGCCCAAACAAAAAGGCTGGTCACACTCGCCGGACTATCCCACCTACAAAAACAAACCGCCCGGCAGCTATCCGCAGAGCGTGGAGATTTTCCAGACCATCGAGGGCCATTCGAAATACGCCAGGGCCAACTGGTACTTGCCGGGCCTGAGCTTTGCGGAGCCCTACGTTTTCACGGGCATGGCGCAGACTACAACCGTCAACCACGAGTGGGGCGCCTATAACGGCGTCGACCCGGTGGACTACCGCGCCAAGTATTTTACTCAGCGCGCCATGTTCGGCTTCGGCGTCGAGTATGGTGTCGGCCCCATCAAAGGCCGTATCGAGTTTGTCAACGTGAATCGTGCGAGCGACGAATACCACGTCCGTCGGCGCGACGTGCGATTCATCACCGCAGGGCTGTTACTCAGGTTTTAAACCGCGCACCGTGAACGCATCGGCCCGGCACAGTGCGTATGCTTCGTTCACGGTTTCAGCGGCGGACAGACGCTCGGCGAGGAGCTCGCTAAAGCGCAGAGAAAGAAGCCCGGTTTCTGCGGCGGCGTCGCTAGCACCTTTGCCGGGATCGGCGGCAACTGCACCCGAGGCGTTTCCACCACCGCACCCGCGTCCGGTCGTGTCCGCCCAGGGGTCACGCACCCTGCCGCCGTTGCGCTTGCGCTCAGCAGCCAAAGCAATTTCCACGGCACGTTTCGCTTTTGCATCCTGTTCCCCTTTCGCCGCGGCGGCGGCCTGTTGTTCCTGCATGGTGCGCTCGATTGCGCGTGTGTCGGCAACGGCTGCGGCGAGCTTCTGCGAGGCCTCGTTCTTCTGTTTGGTCAGCGCGGCCTCGTAGCGCGCCGTGGTGGCATCGACGCCAGCCTGGTACTCGTGAGCGCCGTATGCCTTGAGGCCAAGCAGCGCAGCGCCCAGCACCAGCGCCGACAGCAGCGCACCGATTGCGATTTCCTTCATAGGTCTCTCCCGCAGTACGTGGTCTCGGCCGCGCGACGATTCGCCAGGCCCTGCACGAACTTGAATTCCGGTTGGCCGTTCGGCAGCTTGCGCCCCGTGCGCACCGAAGACCACACCGGCCGGCCGGCGTCGGACAGCGAGAGACGACGGCATCCTTCGGCCCAGCGGCCGGCGTTGAACGATTGCACGGCGAGCGATGCGCAGGTGTTGGGCGCGCCGTTGTTCCAGGCATGGCTGCTCGCCCCGTCGAACACGCTTTGCGGCACGTCGGCGCGCTTGAGGCATTTGGCCAGCGCCGTCTGAACCTTGAACAGCGCCTCACCTTCCTCAACCGCGCAACGTTCCTCGGTCCAGATCTCGCCGACCACGATCGGGGTGCTGGTGACGTGGCGGGTGAGCCCATGGCAGACCGTCGGCAGGCCCTGCGCCAGCTGGTCGGCGTAGACCTTGAGCACCGGCTTCTGTCCGCCGCTTTCCCACGTGGCCAGGAAGCCGGTCAGAGCCACGGAGCAGGCGAGGAGTACGCCACCTCCTGCCGTGACGACTGTGCGGCGCTGCGGCCCGGGAGTGGGGCGTGGCGGGGGAACCTGGTTGACCGGCACGGCTCACCTCTGCTGGACGATGCGCGCCAACGCGGCGAGCGCCGGCAGGATGGCCGCCGGCAAGCTGATGTAGCGTGGCATGCCGTACTGGTCGAAGCCCCAATACGCCGCCCAGGCGCCGAACAGCGCCGCCAGCAAGTTCAGGCGGACCGACCACGAGCGGGTCAGCACCCAGCGCCAGTCGGGGACGAGCTTCATTTCGGGTCCAGTCTGTCGAGACGCTGAACGCGATACTCCATGACGGCCAGCCGACCGCCCTGCTCCTGCTGGGTGTCTCCGACCTTGTCCAGCTTCGCATCGATGCGCACCAGAGCTGCCGCTGTTTGCTGCTGGAACTGTTTTTGTTCGCTCGCCAGCGCTTCCATCTTCACGTACATGCTGATGATCAGACCTGCCACAGTGATAAGGCTGGGCACGCCGAGCTTGAGGAAGTCCAGAAAAGTGACCGGCGACTGAGCCCGGCTTTTTCGATGTTCAAGGGCGGCGAGTTCGGAGTCGGTGAGCGGCATGACACTTCCTTCGGTTTTCGAGATTCTAGAGAGTTTAGAAGGCCGGGAAGGGCAGCGATGTAGGGTTGTATCCACCGTTTGCGTAGCGGGCCGCTGCAGTGTGACGAATCGCGTCCAGCCGCCCGTTGAAATCCCGGTTGGCGTTCAGCGCGTCGTAGCCTATAGCCACCCCGGCGGCAAGGTCAGGCAAAGAGGCGCTGAAGCTACCGCTCACCAAGCTCACGCCCTGCGCAACCCCGTCGACGTAGAACTGCACAACCGTCGAGCCGCCCCCGCTTGATCGCTGCCAGCAGCACCGATAGTCCGTGCCGCTGTTGAACGTAAAGGTGCCGGTTATTGCCGCCTCCAGCAAAGTGCTACCGCCGGAAACGACCACGATGCGCGGCTTGGTGCCACTGGCCCCGGCGTCGTATTTGATCAGGTTGTTGGAGTTCGTCTGCTGCTGATAGAACGTGTCGTAGGCTTGAACCGAACCGTTCGGACGAATCGAAAATTCCCAACAGAAGTCGCTCGTGCCGTAGGTCCACGCTGCGGAATCTGACGCGCTGATGTAGTCGCCCGTTCCGTCGAGCACCAGAGAGCCGGTGCCCACAATAGGTGTCGTGGTCGACACGGCGGCATTGCCGTTGGCGGTGAACGTGTTCGCATACGGCGATTGATCCGCCAGCGTGTTGTCGAACTGCAAAAGCAAACGCACCAACGCCCAATACTTGTCGGCACTCTCATTGCGCCGTCGCCCGAACTGACCTTGCTGGAAAGTCGGAATGAATTGGTGCTGCTCCTGCTTGGCAAGCGTGAGCAGGCGCGAGGGCTGCTGTTGCAAGGGTCGGAGCTTCATGCGTCCGTCTCCGCATCGGTCGTGATGAATAGCACGATGCCGTGCAAGCGTGCATCGATGGCCATGGTGTCGCCGGCATCGCCTGTCACTCGAGACACGCGGAAGAAAACAAAATCTTCTGCTGCCGGTGTCCCGCCAATCGTGATGGCGCTGGATTCCGGGCCGATATACATATCCGTTGTGGTGCCCCCTGTGTCGGTTGACGTCTGGGCGGTTCCGAATGCCTGTGCAATGGCGTCATCGTTGCTGACCGCAACACCTTGCAGGGACCACACAACACCAAAGTTTGTTGTGGTGGATGCATGGCTCCAATAGGGCACGAAGGTGACCGTTCCTTCATTCCAGCTTTTCGGCATCGCAATCCCGAACTGCGCATATTCCTGGGTTGTTGGGTCGAAGTTGAGGGTTTGCAGATCCGGCTGATTTGAAGATGTGGCCACCGTCGCAAGCTGTTCACAGCCGCCTGAAACGCTGGGCGTGATCGAGCCCGCGGCAATATAGATAGCATGCTTTCCCGCCGAGCCACCACCGCCGCCGCTGCCGTTCGATGCAGCGGTGATCCGTCCTTGCGCGTCAACCGTCAGATTGGTGGCTGTGTAGCTGCCGGGCGTCACCGCAGTGTCTGCCAGGTTCAGGTCGGTGCCGCTGATGGCCAGCCCGGTGTTTGCGCGCAAGTGAGCCAACTTGCTGGCGCTATCATCAAAGAAAAGGATTCTGTCCGCGCCGGGATCGTCTGCGGTGATGGTGATATTTCCGCTGGTGGTGACCGGTGAACCACTGAAGCCAAACACATCTGCGGTGCTGGTATCGGTCTGCACTCCGACGCTGGTAACTGTCCCAGACCCGCCGCCACCGCCGCCCGTCCCGCCGTAAGGGCTGGGGCGCCAGTCAACACCCAAGCCGCTGCCGTTCGTGATGTTGGTGGCATTTGCTACCAAGACAGCAACCTGAATGTAGTTCGCGGTGTCAAGGAAATTGGTGTTGCTGGTGCTGCTCGAGACAGAACCATCAGCGCGAGAAGCAACCACGTAGGTGGTATTGCTGGCCGTCGCAGTAACACTTGCATCCGCAACCGTGTTGCTGTCATCGAAGCGGCCACCGTAGTAACCCCACACACGGCCTGACGATGTGGCCGGATTGCGCCCGTACATGCCCGCAGGCGCAACAGCGTTGAAGTTGCCAGTAGCGACAACATCAGCGCCAGCGCCCGCAACGATAGAAGGAAGTGCTGTCATCAGATTGCCCCTCGAAGTGGGTAGCCGCGGCCAGCCCGTTCAGAAATTTGGTAAAGATCAAAATACACCGTGGCGCCTGTGTTGGCAAACGTCACGCTGGCTGCTGTCGAATCATAGGTGTTCGCAATCGTGGTGTATGTGCCGTCTGTGTATACGTCCATTTCCCAGAGTTGCGCAGCCTCACCCAAAGGCACCACGCCGGCCAGCCAGTTTTCAGAAAGGCGCGTTCGCCGACTCCAGGTGATCGTGATATTCGTGCCATCGCGTGCGGCCAGCGGATCGGTTGCGCTATACGGCTCGGCGCTCACCCCAGTGTTTGCAAAAACTTTTGTGATGCCGCTATCAATCGGTTTTCCGAAAGTGACGCCCCGATAGAACCGGTCCACGTTCCACTCAGCAATGTCCATGGGCACGCGGCGGATACCTGCCGGCTGAATCAGCGCCACATCTTCATTGGCCAAGTGGCTGTCGATCCTTTGCGCCCAATCTGTTCCCTTCTGCCCGCGTAGCAGGCCCGACAGGTCATACACCCCGGGACTCACATAGGTGGCCACACGCGCGACGATGCACTCGGGGCCGATCATGAAGACATTGCCGGCGCGCTCAATCTGTTCTTCATATGTGATGCTGGCCAGTTCATTGCTCCCAACATTCACGCGAACCACATTCATTTCATCTGGAACATTCGGCCCGGTGTAGGGCTGAAGATGCGTCAGCGCTCGCCCGACAATGCCGCGTTCTTCAATCTGGCTGACTTGGTTATAGACAACATCATCGGAAGATTTCAGCAGCGCAGCGCCTGGCCAGAAGTCACCCGCACCGGTTGCCGCCCAGTAGTGCCCGGTGTCGTCATCAACGTCCCGGAATAGCGGCCAATCGCCCAGCACGTAAACGGTATTGGATGCCACGCGGATCTGCGACGTTTCCGAATAGTCTTCATCGGTGATCCCGTCAGAATCCAGCACTGCGGCATTGTCGAACACGGCCTGAAAGCGAATGATGCCCGGCATGTCTTCGCGCTCGCGCAGGCGCACGCGGTAGGTGCTGCCGTCGCGGTCGGTTGCCAGAATCACATCGGTGGGCACAAGCTCTGTGTACTTGGTCTGAAGGCTGATCTGCCCCACGCTGTTGGTAGATGCCTGGCCCAGCTTCGCCAGAAAGTCAGCGGTCTGCTGCATTTCCTGCGGCGTCATGCCCATGGCGTATTCCACAAACATTTCGGCATTGCTGTCTGTAGCTACCCGGCTTGAGCGTGCGCCGCCGTCCTGATAGTCGTTGGCAACGTTCATGCCTTTGACGGTGACGAAGGCCGGGATTTCCAGATCGTTGCGCGAAACAAGAGGCAAGCCTTCGACCACGTTCCCGGACTCTGCGGTGCCCAGGTCATCCCATGGAATAGTGCGCTGCACGGCGCCGCCGAGCGGCACCATTTCATTCACCACGCCCTGGCTGCATTCAAAGCCGTATCGCTGTGAAAGCGTGTCGAAGATGCTACGCATTGCGCTGGGCGTGATGGCATAGGCGCGCACCACCTGGCCGGCAAGCGCCGATGAATCCAGCGTGGACAGATCAAGCCCTGAGCGCACCCAAAGTTCTTCCATCACTTCATCCAGCGGGCGGTCGCCAGCTTCAGCCGCAATCCACGATGCGCGAATCTCACCGGCAGGGCTTTGCACATACAAAACGCCATCAATGAGAGCGCCGCCGTTGTTGGCTTCTGAAGAAAGGAAGGTTCCGCTTGCCCCATATCCAGCCGCCAATTGCATAACCGATTCCCAGCCGGAGCCTGTGTACTTCAGCAACTCGTTGAATTCCAAAATGAACAGGTCGCCCACATCGTCAAAAAGAATACTTGCCGCATTGGTTATGACTGGCGTGACGATGGTGGTGCCGGCAATAGAAAGAGTCTCGAGGTCGAATTGCCGGATGGTTGAAACGGCATTCGTGTTCACCGCGTCCATGGTGTAAACGCTATCGTCCTTGATCGCTATTGAGTTGAAAGAAGGAATGATGTTTGCCGCTTCCGCCACGATGTCAACAGCAGGAATACCGCGCGAGGTTGCATTGAAGCGACGAATTACCATAGTGCCGCCTACAGCGCCGGCAGCACCTGACGCCACAATATCCCCGTTCAGTTTTGCGAAACGATGTGTTAGGGTGCTGCCCAGGTTTGTGCGTGAACCATCGGGCCAAGTAGCAATGCCGGCGGTTGTCACCAGCACGGCTTCATCGGTAATGCCAGAGGCCGCGGGGCTGCTGACCTGAGCCTGAATGGTGTTTATAAATGTCGTTCCGCCGTCAGGATCAAGGCGATACACCACGCCAAAATCATTTGAATACGAGTTGTCCCAAAGCCCGCGAACCACAGTGCTGCCGTTCGGGCTGAATGCGGGAGTGCCAATTGAAAGGCTCAGGCCTGTTCCACCCTCTGGGATAACGCCGATCTGGTGATCTTCTACAGTTGATTCCGCCGTCTGCATAACCTCAAAAGTAATGTTTGGGATTTGCCCTGCGTTACCGAGTTGCAGACCGGCCAGCATGATGGTCAGAGATTCACGGTAAGCGGGCGCGTTGCCGATGCCCACCGCCGCTTCATAAGTTGGGTCCGGCAATTGGTCGGGGTCGCCGTTGTAGACGGTGATTCGGGTGGCCAGTGAACCGGAAGCGGCTATGGTTCCATAGTCCGCATCATTTCCGTTTGACCATTGCAGTTCACCATTGATAAAGATTTTTCGAATGCCCGCCATCTGGTTGCATGACAACTTGATGAGTAGGTCAATTTCGTAGGTGTAGGTGGTGCTTTTGACCTTGGGGCCTCCCTTGGCCCGCCGGCTGGTGGTGGTGGCAATCTCTCGGCGGTCGCTGCCCCAGATGATTTGCCCACTGATGCGAGGATGGCCAATAACATATGGCACCGGCTGACCATAGGAACTTTGAGTGAGTTTCAGATCAGTAAGGCGGGGGCCTTGCACGCGCTGTGTCGGCGCGAACAATCCGCCGATCATGCTGCCCACGGTCCAACCTACGGCGCCGCCGCTCAGGCCAAGCGCACCGATGCCAAGCCCGAAGGCGTTGCCAAGGAATGCGCCGCCTGCAGCAAAAGCAAGTTGTGCCATCAGTTCACCTCCGGGAAACGATAGGCCCGAACAATTTGCTTCATGAGGTCAGGCGTCAGCCGATGTTCGACAACGCGCGCCGTTTTTTCACCGGGCCGCATAAAGGCGTGAATCAGTGTGCGGTGGTCAGCATGCAGGGCATAGGTTCCCATGATGCCCAAGTGTTGCGGCCAGCGGTCCCATGCAATGACAATTACGTCACCGGGCTGCGCCTTGTCTTTGCTGACGCGCACCAAGTGTTGATCGCAGGCTTTCACGATGGAGTCCCTGTCTGGCTGCTGCGCGTAATTGCTTACATCGAAGTCGGCGGCAAGAAACCCCATTTCCCGGCCCGTGCAGATGATCAATCCGGCACAGTCCAAACCGACGCCGGGTGTTCGCCCCTGATGCATGAAAGGCGTGTTCAAGTAGCTGCGCGCGATGCGTTCGGCTTCATGCATTGGAAACGTCCCCGGGGTTTGTGATGTAGTCATTGCCTGGCAGATGGGGTTCGCTTTGGTTGTTCAGAATGTTGTTGAACTTGTCGCGACAGTCTTCATAGGCGCGCTTGCGACAGCCAGACTTTGCCACGTAGGTATCACCAATTGCAGGAACCAAAAGCATGGGCGCAACAAACGTGAAGGTACCAGTGTCGGCATACTCCACCACCTTCACGCGCATGCCGTTGCAGTCACCGCTGGTGAAGTAGAACTCGCCTTCAGCGAACCAATCATCAACCTCAGTGCGCGCCGAGTCGACCACAACCCGAGCGCTGGTAACGCCTGTCAGCGTTCCCGCGAAGGTGTTGCTGGGCTCATCCACTTTGCACCGCGCGTCGAATAGCTCGGCCTTGCAGGTCTTGCTTGTGACTTCACCCACCGTCACCTGCAGTTTCTGCAGGTCGCTGCGCAGTTCGACTTTGAATCCACCTTCAACGATGTTGATATCGCCCAGGTTGCCGCCCAACATTACTTCAGTGCCGGCGGCAGGGTCCAGCGGGTTGCAGCGAAACAGCGTCCAGCGAGCGTTTGCCCACTTGCCAGAAAGCACATCCACTTTGTTCATGTAGAGATCATTTTCCAAGCATTCCATTTCCCCATTGGAAACGTTAAAGCCGGAACTGATCACGATATTGCTGCTGTTGATGCCAGGGTCGCACAGGTAAAGCTGGCCGGCCACCGTCACATCAATGTCAGCGGACGTGAGGCCCACCAGCAGGCCGTCCGCGCGCTCGAGAAGCAGGCATTGGCACAGCAGGTTTGTTTCTGCTTCCAGTTGCGTTGCAAGGCCAATAGGGATGACGCGCGGCATTACAGTTCCCGAACTTCGATGGCACGCAGGCCGGTCGGCTGAATGAACAGTCCTTTGCTCTGGCTGCGGTTGACGGCCTGGCCGTTCAGGCGGTCGACGTCATAGCGCACCGGCACGAAGAATGCGCCGCTGTAGGTGATCTCAGAAGCCGCGATGCGCCGCGCCAACGTCCCGCCAGAAGCCGTCAGGCCGGTGGTGTTCACGTTGACAGTGATGAAGCCTGATCCCACTGTCGCCACTGTCATGGCAACCCCGTTCAGAAGCGCCGCGCCCGTCCCGCTTACGCCCGATCCATAGACCGTATTTCCAGGGCTGACGTTGGGCGAAAAATCAGTGATGTTGAATCGGTGCGTAGCGCCCACCACGTGGCTGCTGATGCTGCGGGTTTGGTCGGGCTGAACCGTGAGGGTTCCGCCGTTGGCGTTCAGGGCGTACTCGCCAGCGCCTGCGCCCGCCGTCATGGGTGCACCGCCGCGCCGCGCCACGAAGGATTCAGACAGGTCAATTCGTGTGATGGGCCGGTCATAGTAGTCCGGGGCCTCACCGTATCGCTTGTATAGCTGGAACACGCCAGGCGACAACTGAACCGCTCGGCTCTGCGCAACCGTGATCTGGTAATCCGTGAAGTCCCGCAGCGGCCAAGAATGCAGGCGCCCGCGCATCGTTGCAAAGTGGGCTTTCAGGTCGCGGAAGTCGGCCTCGGGCAGGGGCGACATGCTCAGGTCAAACGACATGCGCCAGTTCACCCAGCGTTGCGTGCGCTGTTCGTAGCCGCTCAGGTTTTCGGCGACGATGGTTTCAAAGCTGGATTCGGCAACCGCCCCGTAGGTGAGGCAGTTCGGGATCTGCTCGGCAATGTAGCTCATCAGGCATTCCTCTGGGCGCGTTGCAACGCCTCATTGACCGCATTGCCGGTTTGCAGCGCCGTCGCACGGCTGGAATTTGGCGGCATGTTGATCTGAATTGTGATTGCGCCGGCCATCTGCCCTTTGCTGTGGTCGATAACCGTTTCGTTCGGGTGCAGCATCGCCGGAAATCCGCCTTTGCCATCCAGGCCCCCAGCCCTTGCGCCGCTGCCCGTGTAGCCGCCGCCATCAAACCCCAGAAGGCTTTTGAAGAACCCGCCGGCACCGCTTGCGATGTTGGAAAAGAATCCACCGATGCCGCCGCTGCCACCAAGGGCGCCCGTAAGCGCGTTGCCCAAGGGCTCAGTGGCCAGCTTGCGCGTGACGATGCGCAGAATGTCTTGCTCCAGGCCCTTCAGCACTTCGCTGAAGCCCTTGCCGCCAACAATCGCATCTTCAAAGGCGCTGGTGAAACTCAGACCAAGTTCCTCCGCCAGTGTTTTGTTTTTTTCCAACTTTTCGGCGCTCAGATCCAGGCGCGTGCTGACGGCCTCGATGTAACTCTCTTCGCTCAGGCGCCCGGCTTCAAATTCTTCCGTCAGTAGGCGCACATCCTCGCGCTGTTTTTCCAGTTGAGCGCTGGGCGTTGCAGATAGCAGGCCCTTGATCTGGGCTTCGCGCTTTTCGTTGGCTGCGTTGACGGCCTCGCCTTCAGCGATTGAAAGCTCACGGCGCAACTTGATCGTTTCGTTCAGTTCCTTTTCTGCGTCCACCCGCTTGGCCAGGTTCATGACCAATTCTTGAACCTGCGGAATCTCGCCGGCTTTGCCTAGGCCCTTCAGGAACTGGCCGGCCTTTTCGACTTCGGTAAGTTCTTCGGTCTTGTCGATGCTGCTCTGTAGCGTCTTGACATACTGAGCCAGCGCGTTGGCGGCATCGTCGGTGTCTTTCTTGGTGGCCTTCGCTGCCTTGCTGGCGCCACTGAATGCGCTGGCCGCCGTGCGCGGCGTAAAGCCCCGATCTTCCTGCCGGCGCAGTTGCTCGGCGGCGCGCTGCGCGTCCAGGCGCTGCTGAAGCTGGCTGCCGAATGTGGGGCGGTCCAGAATGTCCGAAATGTCGCTCGCCGATTCCCGGCCCGCGGATAGCGCACCGCGGAAGTTCAGTGTTGCAAGTTGGGTTGCAACCGCAAGCTGGCCGGCCAAAGCCTTGCCAAAGATCTGCACCGAACGGGTAACACCGTCCACCGCGTCAACGATGAAGGCAACGGCCTTTGCAGCCGATTCGCCCCAGGCTTGAATGCTGCCGCTCTGGTTCAGGTTCTTGGCAGCCTGATCCATGTCGGTGAGGCCCTTGGCCGCATCCACGAAGGCGCCCACCAGCGAGTTATAGGCCGGCAGCAACTGCACCGCGATGGCCTGAGCGTAAAGGTTCAACTGTCCCTGAAGCAGCGCCTGCTTGTCGGCGTAGTCATCGGCCAGCCGGATCTGTTCAGCCGTCAGCACGTTGACGCGACCGATGCCGCCGCCCAGTTCCTTCAGGAAGGGCAGCAGGTTCGCGCCAGCCTTGCCAAAAAGTGCCATGGCGATGGCCACCTTGTCGCCCTCGTTTGCAACGCCTTGCAGGGCCTTGGCCACCTCGGTGAGTTGATCCTCTGGGGCCAGCGTCTTGAATTCCTTCAGATCGAGGCCCAAGGCGCTGATGGCGGCGCCCGCGGCTTTGGATTCGTCATCCACGCCCACCAGCGATTTGGTGAGCCGCTGACTCGCGCCCGCAATCTCATCCATGCTGGCGCCGCCGACCTTAGCTGCAACTGAGAAGGAAGCCAATGCCTCGGCGCTGGCGCCGGTCTTCTCCGCCAGGTCTTGAAAGTCCCCGGCCTGCTTCACGAGTTGGTCAAAGGCCGCGAAGGCCGCGGCGCCGCTGGCAGCGATGGCACCGAAGGCGATGCCGATGCCCTTGGCGGCTTGATCAAAGACTTTTTCAATCGCTTTCGCCCGCTTGATGGCTTCTTTCTCAGCGGCTTGCAAGCCTGCCTGATAGCCACCAATTTTGGCGACGATATCGAGAGTCAAAGTTCCGAGGCTGCGCGAACTCATTTGACCCACCTGTACTTTCTGCCGCACGCAATGTCGGCGATTGTGGAGTGCGAGACTCCGAAAATAACTGCAATCAATCTATGCGTTTTCTTCTCGGCCAATAGCGCCCTTACCTGTTGCACCTGCTGCTCACTCAAAGAGGCGCGTGCGCGCGACATTTTCTCAAGGGTTTCGGGAGATGCTTTCTTTCCGATCATTCGTGCACTCGCCGCTTCAGCGAAGCCGGGAGGCATTTTCCTGCCTTTGAGTTTCTCAACCCGTTTGGCAATTTGTTCGGCTGATTGCTTGTGTCCAGTAAGAGTCGCAGAAATCTTTGCGCGCTGCTCTGCTGGAATGATGCGGCCTTTGTGAATCGCGGAAAGCTTGGCCTTCTTCTCGGGGGAGCATGGAACTGTTGGCACACCTTTTTTGGCGGCGCTAATCTTCGCGCGGCTGGATTCGCTGTGCGTTTTGCCGGTGAAGTTTTTTGTGCGCTTCGCAGCAGCGGAAAGTTTCGCCTTCGACTCATCAGACATGCGCAATCCAAGATTTGAACCAGCCTTGGGCGCACTGTTGTACTCAGGATGCAGACCGTCCATAACAGCCTGCTCGTACATGATGAGGTTTTCTTTGTCGCACACCAGCAGACGGTTGAACTGGAACGCGCACGCGCCGTACATACGCCAAGCGCGCTGAAGTGCGATGCAATGATGGTCGCCCCGGTCCAGGCTTTGGGCGTGCTGCCGGAAGCGGTTTCCGAAGTTGACAGCACTCCCCACATACCGCTTGCCGTTGATGACGTTGCGGATTTCGTAGATGCCGGTGGAGTGGTGCGCGGCCATGGTCAGTCCTTCACTTTGAAGTTGAGCATTCGCATGGCGGTTTTGAAGTCAGCAACCTCTACGGCTTCCGGCTCGATTGCGTCAATATGGGTCATGAAGTCTTCTACCCCTTTCGGTGCCGAGCCCTTGCCGCTCATCATGTTGTAAATCAGTGCCCGAAGTTTTGCGCCTTCCCATTCAACACGCATGCCATGATTCAAGCCGCCGCGCTTCTGGATATAGAGGGACCAGACCAGAAGCTCATCCTGCGTCAACCGCTCCGCCGCCTCTGCCAACGTTGCCCCGCCGATTCCTGCCTGCACCAACTCGCACAGCAGTTCCTCGGCGGGCGTTAGTTTTTTGGCCGTTCCTTCGGCACCCCGTGCGTGTCAACCACCGCGCGCATCAGCACGTCGAAAAACGAAGGTTCCAGGGCGTAGGCTTCGTCATAGGTGAACTGTTCTTCACCGTTCACGCCGAGGCGCAGGAAGGTGGCCAAGTAGACGGCATGCGCCTCGCGGCTGCCTTCCGCCACTTCACCTTCCCGGGCCATTTCTCGGCCCCGGAACATGGCGCCTGCCGTCTTGGGTAGCACTGTGATTTCGAATGAAACCTCATCGCCCTCTGGCGGCTGCCAGGAAACAGTGCGCTTGATGGGTGCCGGGGGCACCAAGGCCCCCAGCTTCGCCAGTTCGGCCTTGTTCATGCCGCCGGCACCAGGTTGGCCAGGCCCGACAGTTGCAGGGTCAGGCTCGAGCGCACCACATCATTGGCGTTGAAGTCGAACGGGAAATCGGACACGTAGGCTTCACCAGCCAGCCAGGAACGGCCACCGGGAAGATTCAGGTTGCCCGCAGTGTCCGCCGTGGGCACCGGTCCTGCCGCTGGCGGCGGCGGGGTGAAGTCGCCCCAGCCCAGCGCGAAGTCGAACTTCGTGCCTTCGACGTAAAGCTGATGCAGGCGGATGTGGCTGGGATTCTGCGGGTCCACGTTCAGGCCAACAGTGACGGTACCGGGCTGGATGCGGCCACCTTCGAAGGCGTCGGCAATGTCTTCCAGGCACGACACATCGATTTGGCTCCGGGTGCCGGACAGGCCAGTCACAACCGTGATGCAATCCACCTTCAGCACATCATCGGTTGCGGGGTCCAAGATGAAAAGTTCAGTTCCTTGGGTCTTAACTGCGGGCATGGTGTGGGCTCCTATAAAAAAAGCCCTCGCGGGCGGATTGACAAGCGGGATTGTTTCATATCCTGACTACAGTATCAACGCGGTACCCACCAATCTGCTTGGAAGGTGAAAGTGTAGTTTTTCGTCTCGGGGTCGATAGATTCTCCAATCCAGGATGTGACGTAGGCCGCTCCCTCGATTGCCTCGCTGATCGCCATGGCCGCCGCGCGTGCCACCGCGCTGCTGTCTGCGTAGACGTCAATTTGCGTGGTGAAACTGTCAATGTCCGGGCGGTCGCCGATGTAGTTTTCGGGGCTGCCAAAGGTCTGGCGCCAAACCGCGTAGGGCTTGGCCACACCTTGCGGTGCCAAGCCCCAGCCGTAGAAGCGCAGCGGCCCGGTGCCGGTCTTCAGCAGGGCCTGCACAGCCGGCACATTCACTGTCGGAAAAATCGGCGGGGTCATGTGGCGCCTTTCTTGATGGCACGGTCAATGCTCTGGCCGAATTTTACGATGAAGGTATCCGCCACCCGCTGAAGATTCTGCTCGAGCGCCGGGCGCATGAACGGGGTTGCCTTCTGCCGCTCGGTGCCGAATTCCAGAAACCGCCAGTGGGGCGTGGGTCCATTGGCTCCAGCATCCGGGTTGCTGCCTGGCGGTGACTTGGCGCCACCCTGCACGCCAATGCGAAAGCCCAGATCCCCGGTTTGTTTGTTCAGCTTGCTGGCCCACCGCATGCCGATGTTCATGGCGATGCTGCGACCAGTGGCTTTATCGTCCAGTTGCTGGGCGTTCACCTTGGCGGCGTCGGCAACGATCTTGGCTGCCGCGCGCAGGGCAGATCTACCTCCTTTTTTTTGGATATCGTAGGACAGGCCGCGCAGCTTGGCGTTGAGGGCATCCACGCCGTTGAGTTTGACGGCGATCATGGAGCCGATTTCCAAATTTGGCCGCGCCGAATAGCTTTAACCGTCCCGTAACTTACCCCATACTTCTCCGCAAGGTGCTTGCCACCACGCAACGCGCGCTTAATGGCTGATGCCTGCTCAGTAGTGAGTTTGCCGCCGCCGCCGTTCCGTTCGCCGCAAGCAATCCGACCCTTGCGAGAAGCGTCCAGCATGTTTGCACTGTTCGTTCCCTCGGATAGATGAGCAGGATTTACACAGGCTGGGTTGTCGCAAGAATGCATCGCCATCAACCCATCGCCTATGGGTCGCCCTAGCTTTTTCTCAAGCGCGTAGCGATGTGCGAACACAGCAGGGCGGTATTTCGACAGGTAGAACACGCCATATCCACGGGAACCGATTGCGCTTTTCCAGAGCCAGCATCCTAGCCCCACAGTGTGTTTTTCGGCAAAGCGAACTTCAGCAGATTTCCCGCGCTGACCCCAAGTGCTGCCCGTTGTCATTTCAAGCCTTCTGCGCGGCCATCATCGCGTCTAATTCCCGGAACCATTCGCGGCTACCCCTTGTAGTGCGATACAGCGGGAATGCTGGGATGCCGCTAGAAAAGTGTAGCAGTTTCGCGCCTTCTGATTCCTGGCCTTCATCGATTAATACATTCCACTTCGCCGGCAGGTCGCCGATGGCATCGTCGGGGACGTTGACAAGCTGCAGACTGGGCAGGATGCCTCGCTTCTCCAAGTTCTCAGGCGTAAGGCCCACCCAGGCGCGGTGTTCGTTGTTGAAGATGGCCGCGCTCATCCAGTTCTTTCGCGCGTAGTTGCGATTGACGCATTGCATCGCGGTTCCACGGTATTTGACGGGGTGGCGCGTCTCGTACTCAGGGTGCTGGACGCATTGAACGGCCATCAGAGGATTGAACAGGGCGTCGAGTTCAGCAATGTCACCTTCGCACAGCATGTCGCTGCCGTCCAGGAAGATCGCATGGCCGCGCCATTCGCAAAGGTAGGGCACCAGAAAGCGCGACAGGGAAAAAGCATTGCTCCCTACGGGCAGGCCCATCGAGGTTAGCGGGATGATACTCACCGGGCGGCTGGCGCGCGCAAGCAGGGAATGGCAGAACACACTGAAGCCGATTGCCTCGCGCTCGTCATAGCCTACAAATACGCGGATAGGCGTCATGATGGCTTAAAGCACTCGGCCCGCAGGTCGCGGTGATCGCGGCGCCCATGGAAGACTGGGCGTACAAAGCGAATGCGTTCAAAGCCGGCCTCGCCCAGCACCTGCTGCATTTCCTCCGGGCACCAGCCATGCTTATGCAACATCATTTCGTCGTGTAACTCCCACTCGCCGAACAGGCCCTGAATGCCTTCTTGGCGGGGCAGGCCCTTCAGAATGTTTTTGCAGCACTTGAGCAGGTCCGGACATTCGATTGCCAGCATGCCGCCTGGCTTCAATACACGCTTCCAATGCTGCAGCATATCGGGTACTTGCCATCTCGGAATGTGTTCGATTACATGGATGCCCATCGCTTCGTCGGCGTATTCATCCGGGACGCTGGCTAAGTCGCGCAGATCAGCATTGAAGTCGTGATGCGGCTCCAGGCCCACAGCCAGCCAGCCGGGCAACACCTTGCTACCTGCACCAAGATTCAAGCGGATCATCCGATCATCCTTTTTGCGAAGGCCCATGCCTCGGGCGCTTCAGTTGGGTTGTATTGCCAGTGGGCCAGCCTGCGCAGGAAGTCCAGACGGTTGGCGATGGTGAAGTCTCGGGCCTGCAGCCAGACAGCCGCGCCATTTTCCGCCCGGAACGGAACCCCGGCAATAGCGGCATCCACTGCGACGTTTGAATGGCGGCAGACCACCAGCGAGGCGCCGCGCAGCAGTTCGGCAATTGGTGTCGCGTGGTCGGTTGGCACATGCAAGTCCAGGCCGTCATGACCCTTTGGGCGGTAAATGACCTGGCGCCGGGGGAATTCCTGCCTGATTTTGCGCAGAGTGTCGCGCTCCCAAGTCGGCAGCCGCAGGTATTGCCGGGACTTGCGGCCCAGGCCGATCAGCAGGATGGGACCGTTTTCTCGGGCGTCATGTCGCAGGCCAATGTGGTGGGCGTCCCACCGCGCCGGGTCAGCAGGCGTCTGCTCAATCAGGTGCTGCGGGTGGTCATGGTCGATGCTCGTGCGCAGGAAGTGCTTTCGGACGCCGAAATATCCCAGGTCGAAGTGCACCACGCGCCCGCCGCGCTCGAGTTGTTGGTGGCGGGCCTCATCGTGCGCCGCGGCCCCGATGCCGAACAGCACCAGCACGGGGGACTGGCCGGCGTAGGCCGTGGTGCGCTTCACCGTTTCGCCCGCCGCTTCCATGGCGATGGCCAGCGCGCGCAGCATGCGGGCGGCAGGTGGCGAAGGGGTGATCCCCGTCAGGATTTCAACTTGCACAGGAACTCACGTAGCTGCGCGGCGGCGCGCTCAACAGGGAAGGCTGCGGCCAGGAAGCGTTCCGACACTTCCTCGCGGCTGGATTGCGCCTCCAGCCAGCGCAGCGCGCGCAGCAGGTCGGCAGGCGTCTTCACCCAGTATTCGGCGCCTGTCCGGGTTTCCTCGTAGCCACATTCCGGCATGCCGATGAAAGGGGTTCCGCTGCCGTGAGCGTTGGCTAACTTCACGTTGGATTTGTAGGACTGCTGGCAGTAGCCGTTCCACTTCGGCCCGCGCAGGGCCAGCACCACGTCAACATCGCACAGATGCGGGGGGTTCACCATGAAGCTGGCGCCGATGGCCTCGCAGGCGTCCGCAATGGGCTTCTCCCAGCCTTCCAGGTAAGCCGGGCGCCCTTCGTACGCAACGGTCTTGATTCGCTCCCTGATGGGGTTTCTGGCGATGCCCGGGCGGTGGTGGTGGTAAATCACTTCCTGCGGGCCGGTCCAGGCTATGTCGTCGCACATGCGGGCGTTCGGCCATATCACGGCATCCGGCTGAAGCCGGGCCAGTTCGGCGCGCATCCAGTCGATGGCCTGCTGACGGTTCCACGTGGAACATTCCGGCTGCGGGTAGGCGTCAACGCAATCCCAAACCCAAGGCTTCCCGGCGGCGCGCAGGGTGGCTAGCATGCCGTCCGGCAGCCGCTTGACCACCACCACGAGTTCAGCGCGGGCAATGTCATCAGCCGTCGCCCTGGGCTTTTCCGGCGCGCCCAAGGCGTGCGCCAACTGCTGGGCGCGGATGGCGTAACTGCCGCTGGTGCCCTTGCCGGTGAACAACACGTGTTTCATGCCAGAAGCCTTTCGAATGGTTCGCCAGTCGTGATTTCCTGAAGTGTCCAGTTGGCCCACGCCATGCGCTCAAACATTGCCAGCCGGCTGGTATCGGTATTGTCGTGGGCGCCAATCCACCCGGGAAGTTCGTAGGTAACGCGTATGCCCATGATGCTGGCGCGCACGGCGGCGCCGCTACCCCATGTGATGACACGCCCGGCCTGCGCCAGATCGGCTTCCAGAGGCTTCGCTGACTTGTTGGGGCCAGGATGGGGCCTGACACGTCCGCCGTAGCGCTGGAAGGCCGTATCCGCCCAGCCGCGGGGCATTGCAATGGCTGGGTCGCCGATGCCGCGCTGCGGCAGGATCACGGTTTCGCCTTCAGTGCGCCAATGTAACAACTCACAGCCAAGCGCCGCCCAGCGTTCAGCGCCGCCCAAAGGGAAGCGCCCGCTCAGGTTGTGAGTGCCGCGCGCCAGTGTGTACCAATGGCCGCCCATGAAGTCGTTACCCCAAGGCGCGTTCTCCGCGATGATGACCGGCAGCCCTCGATCTTCGAAAGTAGCCGCGGCGCGCTGCGCGTCGTGCGTGATGCGGCCCCAACTTACGAAAATGTCTTTCGGCCCTGGGTTCGTGGTGCAGCCGCTGGCAATGCTGTAGCCCAGCCTGGCCAAGCCGGTGTGAAAGGCTCGAGCCCGCTCAGGTACCGCGTGTCTCAGATTCAGCCAGCACTTCATCAAGGTCTTTCATGGGGAAGGCGCGGAGTCCGCTGCCGGGGGTGCAGTTCAGGATTTGAACGCCGCGCGGCTTGTAACCGGCGAACTGCTTTTGGAAAACCTCGTAGCGCTGGGGGGTCGTGTTCTTGAGCGGCGCGGGATGGTCGCCGAAGAAATGCCCGGGGCGGAAGTCGAAGCCGCACAGCAATAGGCGGGTGGCGCCGCGCTTGATGGCGATGTGGCAGGCCAGCAGGCCGCTGTTTGCGTGGGTACCAAGGTCAAGGCAGGATTCAACGCCGCGCAGGCCCTGCCACTCCATTGAGGCCGCGAACTTCGGGACGTCCAGCGCCATGGCTGCGGGATGGTGTTTCCACCAGCGGGGATCTGTGCTGACCAGAATGTCAGCCCACGGCGCCAGTTTGTAGGCGTCGGAAACGGCAGCCACTTTTAGAAGTGAGGTTTTCTCACTTCTATTTTGGATGGCTTTGACCACCTCTGGCGTGAGGCTGGGGCCGGTGGCCAGAATCGCCCAAGTGGTCATGGGTTAAGACTTGTCAAGGAATCGGCTAAGACTTGTCATTGCCCGCTGTCGCTGACGCCGGTACTGCAGGGAAGGGTGATCCACTCAAGCATTGAATCCGGGTCAGGGATGACGCCGTGGATGTTGTAAATCATCGGGAAAGGGCCGCGCATGTGCACCGCGCGCCATGCCGGATCAACCTCGCGGTGACGGATGATGATTTTGGTAGTCACCTTGGATTGCGTTTCTTGGGCAGCGATGAATTCGCGTGCGCTCAGCGGTTCGATTGCAGCCCAGACTGTCGCCACGTCCTGCCAAGCGCGCAGCACTTCGCCCGTGTCTTGGTTCTGAATGGTGTCGCCGTTGCTGTCCAGCAGGTCGACCAGCGCCTGCAGGATCACGCGGTGCCGAAGTCGGCCAGCTTCGATGTTCATTGGACGGTCGATTTGCGAAGCGGGGTCAGCAGGCTGGTTGCGCCAGCGCCAAGCGTGTAGCCATGCCCCCAATGCGACGGCACGGCCTGGGCGCCACTGCCATCCCGGAATCGGTATTGCTGCGCCAGTTCCACCAGCACCGCAGCCTTGACCACCGGCTTGGGGAAGGGTTCGCCGTTACTGTCCAGTGCCGGGATGGTGTCGCCGTTGGAATCCATCAGCGGGTCGCCGTTGGAATCATCGGCAGGCACATAGGCGCGCCAGTCTTCCTTCAGCCACAACAGCACGGCTTGGCTGATCGCCGGAATGAAGATTTCAAGCCAAGCCTCATCGGCATCGTTGTCCAGCCGAAGGTGCGCGGCGGCTTCCGGGATGGTGACAAGGTTCGGCATGTCAGGTGCCCAGCTTGATCGGCGCCGCCGGCTTCACGGTTCGCACCACGTTGTCACCGTCTTTGCCGCGGCGGGCAAAAACTTCCCAGTCCGGCGAGTTGCTGGCCGGTTCGGCTTCGGTTGCGCGCTTGGCGATGTAGGTCTGGCCGCCATGGGTCCAGGTTTCTCCGGCCTTCGCGCGCTGCGCGGCGCGCCAGTAGCCGCCGTGCTTGATGCCGCCGGCAGGGAAGCGCACCGACTTGGCACGGCCTGCACACACAGCCTTGATTTCCACTTCGTGCGACTCGGGCAAGTACTCCAGTTCAAAGTTTTCCAGGCTCACGCCGTCTTTGCCGTCAATGCCTTTGGTGCCGTCGATGCCGTCCCGGCCCACTACGAGGCCGAGGTTTTTCACATCACCGTTTGTGAGGGTGATTTGCAGCGCGCCGTCGCGGTCGATCATGGCGCCAGCCAAGCCCAAGCCGTCTTTGGGCGCCGGAATGGCGGAAACAGCCTTGGCGACTTCGGCGGCAATGACAGGCGCCAGGTCGGCCACCGTCACGCTGGCGCCGGGCGTGCCATCCTTGGGCGCCGGCAGCGCCTTCACGGCATCGGCAACCATCGCGGCTACCTGTGCCATGTCGCAGTCCTTGCCGGGCGCGGGAGACGGGATGGCGGCAACGGCAGCCTTGACAGCCGATTCAATCGCGGACGTGAAGTCGGGCTTTTCGGCCAGCTTCGCCTGCAGTTCGGCAATCTGCTTTTCCAGCGGGGCCAGCGCGGCACGGATGACGGCTGCCATTTCAAGGCCGAATTTTTCGGGATCAAACATTGGCAAGCCCTTTCTTCATCGCGGCAATGGCGCGGTCTGTGGCGATTATGGCGCGGGCCTGTTCCTGCTCGGGCGTTTCTTCCGGTTCGGGATCGGGCTGCGGGGCGGGTGCAGGCGTGGGCTCCGGGATTTTGTTCAGCATCGCCTGATCCAGCGGAATGTCCTGCTGCTGCATGTAGACCGTATCGCCGCCTTTGAGCGGCGGGTAGTTGAAGCGGGCTCGGCCTTCGTTGGGAGTCTCGATGCCGCCGCCAACCATCTTGACGGCAACCTCTGCGCGCTTGCCCTCATCCATGCGCAGCAGCGGCGCGGTATCCATGTCCACGGTGAGCGGCTTGGCGATGTTCAAACCTTCATCCAGCAGGTCTTCCATGTGCTGCATGGGAGATTGCAAGGCGTCGTTGTAATACAGCAGGTTGATGCCGTCCACGCCCAGGCCGGAAGGAATCGAGCCGATGCCGACCTTGAAGGGCGGGATGCCGAACGGCTGGCAGATTTGCTCATCGCTGTAGCGCATCTGCTCAACCATTTGCGAGTCGATTGACTTCATTGCAAAGGCGGTGAACTTCATGTCGGCGCCGATGATGGCGACGCGGCCAGACTTGGCGCCCACGAAGTTGGCGTCCCAATAGTCTTGAACCTTCTTCGCATCGTCTTCGGTCATGCCAGCGGGCGCTGTCAGCAGGCCACCAGGCTGGGCGTTGTTGGCGAAGAATTCCGTTGCGCTGCGCATGATCTTCATGTTCTTGAGCGCGGGCCAGTGAGCGGCGGCAACGGGCGGTACACCGATGAGCGGGTGGTGCATCGTCATGCAGCGATCGTGGATGATTTCCGACGCCGGCACGATCAGTTGATCCGCTGGGTAGCCTTCGGGCAGCGTGTTCAGCGGGCTGGTGTAAAGCTGGTAGTAGACGGCCCCGGAATCGCTCACCATCGGCATGACGCGGCAGGGGTCCAGCACATACAGCGACGTGACAACGCCGCGGAGGTCGCGGCGCTTGAGGATGTAGGCGTTGCCCTGAATGAGCCTGGAAAGGCTCCAGGATTCGCGGAACTGGGCCGCCGTCTGAAAGCTGTTCGGCTTGCGCAGCACGGGGCTGTATGCCGGGTTTTCGACTTCCTCATAGGTGCCATCCGCGCGGCGCTGGCGCAGCATAAAAGGCAGTTTGCCAATGTCCGAGGAAATGCGATAGATGCAGGCGTACAGCGTGGGGTAGGTCAGCAGGTCGCCGCGCTTTTCTTCTATATTGGATTGCCACGCACCACTGAAGGGCTCCAGTATCCTTTTCCAACCATTCCGCCATCCCCCATCGACAGTATTCAATGAGTCGGGAACTCGCTTTTCTCGCGCGATAGTCAGGCCAAAGATTTTCATTGGCTGCTTTCAAGGTTGGCCAGCATCTGGGCTTTCTTTTCTGGCGTTGAATTTTCCCACATGCGCTTTGCTGCCTGAGAAACGGCAGCGCGTGTTTCTTCGGTGATGCCTGCGACGATTTTGGCCCTCTTTTCGGGATCGGCCCACATTGCGCGCATGCGCTCAGATGCCGCCGCTCGATATTCAGGGGTAGCCCGCGCCTTGGCGGACTCTGCTTGGCGGCGGCGGCGCTCATCGCTTTGAAGCCCAGCCAATGCGCGTTCCCGCTTTTCCTTGTTGCCCCAGCGCGCCTTTGCCGCATCCGACATTTTCTTGCGAGTTTCGGGGTCGCGCATGCGTTCGAACTTCCGTTCTCGAGCCTGCTCATTCAATGGAGCGGAGCCGTTGCCGCCGGCTTGAGTATTCGTCAGGGGCCAACCCTGTGCATTTGCAGCCGCAATCCACCGGCACTCCGCATCCTCCCAAGATGCGCCTTCTGGCACTTCCTCAAGAATCACCATGCTGGGCTTCAGGCCCATGCCGATCAGCTTTGAATCCATCGGTCTTTCCACGTGCCTTGAGAGTTCGCCCGATGCAAATGCGCGTACAGGCGCTTCTCGGGTTCACAGGACTTCCCGATGTAGCGAACTGCGCCGGCCAGCGGGCAGAACAGACCGTAGATGACGTTCTTCATTCGGAAGCTGCAGCGCGCAGGGCAGCGCGCACCTTGTCAGCACCGGCCAGGTGGTGCACCTGCACACCGCGTTCCTTGGCCAATGCGTGGGGTTCTTCTTTTTCGAGGCCATCAAGACCATCGGCAGGATCATTCATTGGGGCTGCCGGTTCTTTCTGCACCCGGGGCTTGTCTGCCATGGAACGGTTTTCGTAGGTGCCGAGGCCCACGCGATGCAGCAATGCCGCCTGCGCCTGGCTCATCATCCGGCTGTGCCCATTGCGTTTGAACTTGAATTCGACACGTTCCATTGAAACTCTCCTGTGAAAAAGCGCGCAGGGAGATTATCCGCTGCGCGCTTTGTGTTGCCTACCGGCTATTTAGCAGGCGGTCGGGAAGCCATCGATCCACTGCGCGGCACCAGTGCGGCGCTTGCCCCACCAGATGAAGCGTTCCGCGCGCATGGCGATGCTGTTGGTCTGCCACATGCTCACCAGGTTCACCGAGGAAGCGGCAACCGTGGGGTTCGAAGAACCCGCAGGGGTATCGCTCATTTCGATGCTGGCCTGTTCGCTGGCATCGACCGTCACCGAGCCATCGTCGGCCAGATAGATTTCGGCTTCATCGATCAGCGCCAGGATGGCACCGCCCGAACCGCCGTTGTTGGCCAGGTACTGCGACACACGCACCGGCACACCGTCCAGGCTGCCGCCTTGGGGCGTCATTTCCGGGAAGGCACGGGTGCCCAGCGGATCGCGCGAGAAGGCCAGCATGCGGGCAACCGCAGGCGTGGTGTAGTAGGCCGGACGCGCACCCAGGTAGGTGCCATCCCATTGAGCCCACAGCAGCGCGATTGCGCAGCGCACGGAAACCGGGTCACCCGGATCAATGGCGCCGGTCACCACCGGGGCAACGCCGTTCAGCAGGCCAGCCGGCGACACGTTGGCGACAGGCGCCTTGTCCGGGTCCAGCAGGTCAACGTCGATGCGCTCAATCACGGCATCGGCCAGCGAGTCGCGCACCAGGGCTTCGGCGTTCGGGTCCGAGAAGCGCGCCAGTTCCTGCGTGATCACGGCGATGGCCGCGACTTTCGTCCACGGCACCGTGATGGCGTTGAAGTCGAACTTCGTCACCGGCTTGGCCTTGCCTTCACCGACCCAGTTGGCGCTGCCGCCGCTGGTTTGGCCGCCGATGCGGACATTGAACGGGATGCGGCGGAAGTTGGCCTGGCCGATCAGGGTACGCGGGCGCAGGAATTCGATGAAGTCCCCCATGAAGGTGGCAGCATCGACCAGCGGAGCGGCCCAGGTGGCGTTCTGCGTGTCGCCCGCGGCGACGGTGGCCTTCAGTTGCATCAACTGTTCGAGGTTCGCGCCTTCGGCCTGGGCTTTCAGCACGCGCACAACGGCTTCAGTGCGGGGAAAGGCCTTGGCAGCCATCTGGAAGGCGATCTGGTGATTGCCCTTGGCCTTCATCAGACATTGCGCATAGCGGGCCATGGCGATGCCGGGGGCCAGCTTTTCCGGGCCTTCCTTCAGTTGCAGGGGAGCCGTGTCGCTGCCGCCGCCCGCCGGCAGATTTGCCGAAGGCGAAGGCGTCACGGGCTGCGCGCTGGCCTTGTCGATGGATTCCATGTACGCAACACGCGCAATGTCATCGTCCAGCCGCTTGATTTCGGCCTTGAGGGCGTCGAACTGCTCGGCTTCGGCGGTGTCCAGAGAACGTGCTTCATCGATGGATTTCTGCATGACGGCAGACATTTCGGCTTGCTTGGCCGCGCGGGTGCTTTTCAGGGCCGCGAGTTGTTCACCAAAAGTCTTGGTGGTGCCGAAGGCCAGAGGCATGCCGCCGAGCGCGCCGAGGGCTGCCAGCATGTCATGCGACATGAAATCGGTGATGGGGTAGCCAGCGAAGGCGGCACCCGATGCGAGTGCCAGGACGCCGAGAACGGCGACCATGAGGAAAGAACGCGACTTTTTCATTTCAGTTTCTCCAAGGTTGATAGGGTGGTTTCTGGCGGCCCGGGTTCAAAGCCGGACGGCATCAGATGGCCGGATCAGTTGGATGCCGGCATTGGGATCGCGCAGCGCGGGGGCGGCGCGGGTGATCAGGCGCACAGGACCATCGCCAGCCGGGCGCCAGTCCAGGGCCTTGATGCTCTGGATGGTGGCCGCGGCATTCGCGGGGATGGTCACTGCGGACAACTCGTAAATCTCGTATTCGGTGAAGCGCACGCCGCCTTCACTCATGTAGTCGTATTTGGTCGGGCGAAAGCCGATGGAAACGCCGCGCACCAGGCCGGCTTTGATGCTCTGCCATGCCATGTCCAGCATGGTTTTCAGCGGGCCGTCTTCTTCCACCTTGGCGATAGTGGACACAAACTTGATGCCGTTTTTCGTCGGCTTGCTCAGGCGGGTTTCACCGATTGGTGAATCGTGGCGGTGCTGCCAAAGGAAAGGGATGGATTCTTTGAAGGTGGCGCCCATGGGCTCGACAATGTCACCCACGCGGTCAGGTTCGGGGGTGGTGGCAATGCCGGTGATCTGCCGCTTGTCTTCGTCAAGCGCCTTGATCTGAAACAGGCTGTAGGCCAGTTGGTTCGTTTTCATGTTGCTGCTGCTCCATTCGCTCGAGCCGAGCCTGCGCCCGGCGGCACATTGCGGAAAGCCCACGCTTACACAGGAATTCCACCAGCTTTCGCTGTCTATCGATGCATTTGCAAGCCATTCTATCCACCAATCGCAAGAATTAGGGTCTTTTTCAGTTCAGCCATGGGCCGGACACCCACCGCCATAGCCAACGCCACCATGCAATCAATGCGCCCGCGCTGGTGGCGCTTGTCGAATTTCCGGGCACCAGAGTCGCCAACCACCCGGGCGTTGCGCGCGCACATTTCAAGGATGGGATGGTTGCTATGGCGCAACTTCCCGGCCAGCAAAGCGGCTTCCAGTTCGCGCAGTGCTGGGGTCATGGATAGCGTGCCCTGGCCGTATGGCTCGAATTTTTCCAGTTCGCGGTCCGAGAAATTTGCCTTCACCAGCCACGGCTTCAGGTGTTCGAACAGCGCGCGGTCAAAGGCGATTTTCTGCACGTCGCAGCGGTCGAATACGCCGCGCAAGAATTCCGCGATGTGTTCGTACTGAATGGCCCGGCCTGGCGTGGTGTTCAGGAAACCCTGTTTCTTCCACAGGTCATAGGGTACGCGGTCACGGCGCGACTTCTCGGCCAGTCCTTCTTCCGGCAGCCAGCATTCCGTGTGCACGCCGCCGTCTTCGGTGACAAGCTCAAGCGCGGTCAAGTCGCCGACGCTGGACAAGTCCAGGCCACCCCAAACCTTTTTCTTCTCGATAGGTCCGCATTCGCCGCCGTTGGCCTTCCACACGCTGGCCGCAACGAAGGGACTTGATGCCTCTACTCGCTGATTCAGGATCAGGTTTCGGAATTCCGGCTCATTGGCCGGCATTTCCATGGCCTGCTTGCACTGCTTTTCAATGTCGGCGATGGATCGGAACTTGCCCAACGCCGGGTTTGCCGCAGCCCAGGCTTTGCGGTCATCCAGCTTGGCATCAGCCGGCGCGCTGTAGACGTGGCAAACGACCCTGGGATCTGGCGCGTTCTTCTGGGCATCTATCCACGTCGAGAAAAGGTCGGCATCCGTGGGGGCCTGCGTTGAAATGGCGATCAGCAGCGGGTTTGTGTAGGCGCCTTGTGCTGAGGTAATTGCGCTGACAAATTTGTCAGTCGGGCCGACCACCTGGCCCACTTCATCCAAGATGGCCAAGATGGGCGACAAGCCGTGGGCGGTCTTGCCTTCTGCCGCCAGAGCCTTGTAAAGCACGTTCTTTCGCAGCCCAATCAGTCGCTTGCCCGTGGGCGAGACTGCCACCAACGCATGCAACACGGGGTTCATGGCGATCATCTTGCGGGCCAGTTCGAAAATGACGGCGGCCTGTTCCTTCGACTGCGCGCCGCTGACGATCTGGGAATTCTGGACAGCCTCGGGGCCGATCAGGTGAGCCAGCAAGATACCCGCAATCAGCGCTGTCTTCCCGTTCTTCCGGCCAATGCTCAGGATGCCCGTGTGCGTGGTGTACGGGTTGTCGTAAATGTCCAGAATGAATTTGCGCTGGAATGGCTCCAAGCGCATGGGCTGGCCGATCAGGTCACCTTCGGGAGAATGAAGGTACTTCTCGATGAAGGCGCAGACCTTTTGTCCGCGGGTGAGCGCCTTCTTTTTCATGCCAGCAGTTCGTCCGACTCGATGCTTTCGAGGGCTTTCCGCGCGTCCTTCTCAACCTGCCGCTTTACCAAGTCGTTCCGGGTGTCGCCAGAAATGCGCCCGCCGAGGCGCAGGGTTCGCATCAGCGCCATTTCACGCTTGGAAAGGGTTTCGATCAAGGCGCAGCGCGGATTCACGAATTTATCCACCCCACGGGTGAGCATGTAGCCCTCCCGATTAACCTCCGCTGTCTGCTCTGCAATGGTGCATTGACACTCGGCCAATTGGGCGGCCACCACGAGGGAAACCTCATCCCACTCATCCCTGGCCCGGCTGGTAATTATGCCCGGCCAGAAATGCATAGCTTCCTTTCGCACAGGGGCCGATTCGAGCGGCTGCAGGATTCCTTTGGACGCATTGACCATAGCCACCAACAAGCCGGCTGCCGTGTTGGCCTGCGGGCGCTTGCGTGGCCTTTTCACCTTCGCGGGTTCGGAACCGGTGGTTTTGGGCTTGGAACTGGTGGGGGCCATGTTTTGTGTGATGTGGGCAAAAAGAAGG